TAACACGCCGCCGAGGATAGTCCCGAGGACTCCTATAATCGCTCCTACATAGTCCATTCTTAACCTCCGTTATAATTCGTAATAATCGAGTTTAACTGTCTGCTTTCCCGGCAATACTGGACACCCCCGAACGTGGTAAATCTCCCCGTCAACGATAACGCCCTCGCCCTCCGCCTCCGTGCATACGACATAGAGGCCGGGAGCGTCAAGCCTCACCCACAAGAGAGACTCCCGCCGCGCTATGGTTTTGCCGTCGAGCTCGACCGTGTAGACCGCCGCGCTCATTCGATGAGTTTCCACCCCGCCGGGTACGCCGTCGGGG